AAGTCAACACCTAGATTGCATTTCCAACCTTTAAATTTGTTTAATCCGTTTGTAATTAGATAATTGTCGTTATTAACTTTAATAACTTCTTCGTCATTATATATTGTAACTTCTCTTAGAGGTTTGCGTGTAGTAGATTCAAACCATTCTAGAGTTGGATATCGTTTAATAGTTTCTGTAAAGTATTCTAACTGATCTTCAGTGTATCTATGTGTACCATCAAAGTGAACTATCTTAGCAATAATTGGCCAATCATATTTGCTAGTTTTTAACTTTTCTACTATACCTAAACATTCGTCATATGCTTGAGGATCTATAAGTGCATCAGCATTAACAAACACACCTTCATCATAAAGTGTATCACAAACATCAATTAAATGATCTACATTTGCAAATTCTCTATGTACACTTACTTCTACATGATCAAAGTTTTTAGCATTCTTTTTCCACCAATCAATTTTACGTGTTCCATTTGTGCTAATCTCAATAATAATATCATGATTATCTTTTAGGTACTGACAAAGTTCTTCGAGCCCTTTCCATAGTGTAGGCTCGCCGCCGACAATATACAAATTACTTTTAGTCTTGCCATTGCTTTCGTAACACTTTAGTAGGTGTGATAAATTCGTTTTAACTAGCTCAACATCTGGCCAAGCTATATTTCCTTCGTTACTTCCTGGAAAACAATAATAACACTTATGGTTACATAAGTTTCCTGGCATATATTCTATGCGAACGAGTTCTTTGTCTTGATTGTTTTCAATTCGTGTAATCATAATAGATGCGCCAATTCAGGAAATACTTGTTTTGCATTAACTCCTCGGATTGCATCTAGTTTGTTTGTATACTCTTTGAAGCCTGACAATAAATGACTATTGTCTTGTGAGTTCATGTGCTTTAATACTGCTTCCCAACGTTTCCAACCGTACGGATTAACTTTCCAATAGTCATCGTCTTGCCTATAGTTTTTCCACAGCCAATCTTTAAAGTCCATAAAACGTTCTTCAACTTCTTGCTTATCTTCTTTAGGTAGAATTTGAATGCTCAAAAACGTAGGAATATACAATAAGTGCATATTAACTAAACCTCCGCCCATCTGCACACCACCTGGAACATTACCCGAATTCAACTTTTTAAATCCGCTTTCAACTTTCCACTTCATAAAGTCTGGCAAATGTTTTACATTGAATATCTGTATTGCTGTTGCTAAACTTGTTTGTATATTATCTGGAGTATTATCAAGTAAATGTAATGTACGTTCTACAGTTTCAAAGTCAGTTGGATAGCGAATGTATTCATCACGTTCATGACATGCATCCATGCTTACTGCAAATTTAACTTTTTTAAACTTGCTCCATAGTTTAATTAAATCTTCATCTACTAACAATCCGTTTGAGTTATAACGAAGTAAAATTTTATCTTGATATCCTTGACGTACAATTTCCTCAATAAACTGCTTGTGTTCTTTGATCATCAAAGGTTCGCCGCCGGCAAAATACACTTGCTTTAGATTAGGTATTTGTCTATACATCTCTTCCCAAAATGTATCTTTTTCGTGCCATTTGTTATTAAACTCACTCTTATCCCATTGCATTTGTTGTTTGACATTATTGTCTTGCAATACAGGTATAAGTTGTTGCCAGTCTTTAACCCATTTACTACTATCGTGCGGACTACACATAACACATTTAATATTACAAGTATGCCCTAAACGTAAATCTAAATATACTAACTCTTCCGGTACTGTACCATCTTCTTTTGTTTGGCGAATAAGTTCTGGAATATCTACGCCATCTTCATCTCGATGCCAAGTTCCGCTTTCCCAAATACGTTTACTTACAACACCTACTTTTTCTTCTTCAAAGCATTTACGACAACTTGCAGGTATTTCGCCGGCAAGCATTGTACGTCTTACGCTTTTCATGTATTCGTTATTCCATGCTTCCATGGGCGTTTCACGACCAAAGTTTGCAGGCTTACCGTGTTCCATTTTAACAAGGCCTACTTCATGATCATTACCTGCGCCACTAGCGTTTGCACTACAGCATAATCTCATATCACCGTTAGGTCTTGTAGCAAAGTGTATCCAAGGTAGGACACAAAAAGTAGGTGTACCAGAGACACTTTCTAGTTCTCTTTGATACTTTCCTAGTTGCTCGTTTTCTGGTTTATACCACCATTTACTCATTGTTTAGTCCTACTACGTTAATAAATTGATCTTTTGGTTTTGGCAATTCTTTTAATTTGCCGCATGTTCTTGCACAAGTAATTAGTTTATTTTTACCCCAGTAGTCGTTCCAAACGGTTTGCCAAGCAGTGGACTCTACAATATCTTTTACATCTACTTCTAGTGCATAGTTATTGCCCAAGTTTTCAATTAAGTCTATATATTGTAAATTCATATCATTTCTTACAGGTGCTGTAATGTCATTTGTTTTTGCGTAATTATAAGGTGTGCTTGCTAAAAAGCAACACGGAAATACTTTTTTATATGCATCAATATAAATTTCTTTAGTGTGTTTTACATAACAATCTATTTCTGCATTGCTTAGTACATCTTTATAATTGGCTATCATTTCTTCTGTAATATACGGCAGTTCACTACTACTAGGCGGTTCTAAATAGTGTGTAGTATCTCCATTTTTATCGTATACTGCAAACTTAGGTTCGCCTATAAATCTACTACTGTTTTTTTCAACAAACAAACTAAATCCAAGTTCTTCAGCTTTTATACGTGCAGCGTCTACTTGATGTTCATTATGTTTAAATTTTATAAAGCACCATTCTGCTGTTCCGCCAGCGTCTATAAATGCTTTTGCGTTTTGTAAAATTTTGTTATAGTTTGTTCCTATACGATATAAACTATGTGTATCTTCTAAACCATCTATTGCAAAAATAACATTATGTGTTTTAGGCAATGCTTTTGCAAGACGTTCCCACCACATTGTGTTTCTTGCGCTGCCGTTTGTATGTATACGAATATTTAAATTAGGGTTAACTGCGGCGGCATATTCTACCATTTCAATTAATTCATCATTAATAATAGGATCGCCAAAGTTTCCACAAAAATAAAATCCTTGTAATTGATTTAACACTTCTTGATTTAATATTTCTTGAAAATCACAAAGTGTCCAATCTTTATTTTTAATTAAAGGATTTTCTAAACCACCGTGATAATTTCTACTGCACATTGGACAACTTGCTTGACAACGATTAGTAATTTCTAAATGTATATTTTCTAATTCGCTAAATTTAAACATGTTTCCTGCCGATCAACATAAATCGTTTGTACTTAGGTAGTTCCATTTCGCCTGCCCACATAAGATCTAAATTACTCATTCTTTTAAAGTCATCTAAATCTGTAGCACAACGAATATGTTCTTCGTGTTCAAAGTAATCATTACTTTGTAAAACAATTATTGCTTCATCTGGCTGTAGACTCAACCAACTATCGTATTTTTCCTGTGTGATATGTTCACAACTTGTATTAATAGCAATAGTAGCGTCAGCACAAGTATATGTTTCCATATCTGCTGTTACAGCATGAAAACGTCTGTCTATTTCGTAACGTTTGTTCATAGTAGTAGCAATAGGCTTACACTCTGGATCAATGTCAATACTTGTAATTAAGTTTACACCTAATTTACTATTAAAAAGCAAACTTGCTAATACTCCGTACCAGCCGCCGTAAATAGCAATATTTTGTTCGCCGTATAGACGCATTTGTTCTAATGCTTCTGTAAGCCAGACTTTACTTTTTATTTGGCCTTTCCAAAAACTTTCTAATGTACGATACCTATCTTCGCTATCGCGGATAGCGTCCATCCAAAACAATATATCTTCTATTTCAATTTTCATATTTTACCTTTGGAAGTTTACTGTCTGCGCTACTTACACAAGTAGGCGTTATACATTTACGAGGTTTATCAAATATTTTAAAACCTTCAGTAATTGTACCTAATGGTTCGTCATGGCAACTATAACTACGTTTTACTTCTGTATCTCGTATTACTATTCCTTGATAGCCCGCATTGCAGGTCCAGCCTTGGAATTTGTTGAACCCCCATGCGTTGAATCTTTCTGCTTGGTCAAGTTCGTACTCTTTTCCTTCACTGTCGTAGAGCGCAACTTGTGCGATTTGCTTTCCGCCAATTTGTTGTGGGAATCCTGATCGCATTTTTTGTATTTGCTCATCGCTGTATCCATGTACCACGAAGCTGGCGGTAGGATCGGACTGTGGCTTGAGAGTGACGTTAATACCTCTGGCGGCAAATCGTTCCAAGCGTTCGTAAAGATCTTCAAACTTTTCTGGAACCATGACTTGATTAATTGTAACATAAACGCCTCCTTCCATAAGTGCAAGACACTTGTCTCCAAACTCTTGTTCGTTAGCAAACTCGTCGTGGAAACTTGCTGTAATGCTTTTGCGTTGTAATGTACTAGTGTATTTAAT